TACTGTCTTGTTGAAGTAGTTTGTTTTATCTTCATCCGATAAATTAATATCGGGTCTTCGCAAAGGTAAGTTAGCTTCTGTTCCCATGATATCTAATGCAGTTATCTTAGGACTTTCCTCTAACATTATCATTCCAATGTTACTCTCTGTACTTTTGAATATATGATATACTAACTCTTTAATGACTGATGTTTTTCCAAGTCCAGTCCCTGCGGTAATAGTAACCAACTCACCACTACGAATACCATAAGTTAACTCATCTAGTCCTTTCCATCCATAATCTATTCTGGATTTTACTATTGGTTGTAGTACCTCAGAAAGTAATTGACTACCCTCTACGATACCATCTGGTGCATGTATAGGTGCATTCCACCAAGCTTTTACATACTCCTCATACTTCTTAGAACGCAGTAAATCGTTTGCGTCTTTGTACACTTCGGGAAGTTTAACTATCTTAACTTTCCCGGGTTGAAATAAGTCTGCAACTTTAACACTTGCTTCTCTTCCAACCTCATCATTATCAAAATTGATAACAATATTGTCGAATTTATCCAACCAAGAATAACTTTTCTTGATATCTTTTAGTGCTGAAGCAACTCCATTCTTAATAGAAACTACTGGATATTTTGAACCTAACATCTGATAGACTGACATTGCGTCAACCTCACCTTCTGTTATGGTTACATACTTCCCACCATTAAATAATTGCTGACCGAACAATCCAGAATTGGATGTCGAACCTAGAATTGAAAATTGTTTATCTTTAACATACCTTGTCTTTGTCGCAATCATCTGACCTGTTTCATCATAGTATGGATAGATATGTTTTGCGATAAGGTTATTGCCATTATACATAACCTTAACTCCATACTTCTTACAAGTCTCTGAATTAATTCCTCTATCTGATATTGCAGATAAAGTACCTTGATGATAACTTAAGTCTGTTATCTTTTCTGCTGTTTGCATGTCGCCCCTTTGTTGTTGATTTATCCCTGTCTCATTTGGGAAGAAAGTGGTGCAAGAAAAACAATAGCTACTGCCATCATCATTAACACTTCTTGCATCACTACTTCCACACTTCGAACAAGGGACATGATATTCTACAAATTTAGATTTGTCTTCATTCATTGTCGCCCCTTGTTTGATTGTTTAAAACTCCTCGGTGTTACCTTCTGCTACGAAACCACCATCCGAGACATCAAAGTCTTCGCCATATGGCACGAGGTCAAGTACCTGTACTGCTTGTAAATCCAAGCTTGTACCAGACTTACCTGCAAATGACCAGTCAAAAGGTTTGTATAAAACTTTAACCTTTGAACCATTACCTACTAACACATCAATAGGATTTTTTGCAGAGTCCACTAGTCTTGGCATAGGATTTTTAGTCCCATCCGCCCTAGCTACTTTTCTTTTAAACTTGATAATAGAACCTCTATCATCTTGTTTAACTGTAACACCCTTACCTTTAAACTCCTCTGCAGTTTTTTCGTCAACTGCTAAGTCGATTTGATATACAGGTTCGAATGTTGTATTAGGTCTAGTCACACTAGCCCAATATGCTTTACCTTCAACTGTTGGCATATATACCTCCTATATTATTATTGAAGTTTGTATTATAGCACAAAACAAAAACAAAGTCAAGTGCTAAAATATTTTTTATTGTTTTAATTTTAAACATAGTCATTACTCTATTAAGATATTTATAGATATTATTATTAATATTATAATAATAACTATTAATAATCTTTAACATAGTTAAATAATTTATTTAAATTAAACATATTATATCATATAATTGTGTCGAAATCAAGACAAAAATAAATTTATTTTATACCTGCGACATTTTATTTGCTAGATATTCGGCACGACTGGGTGTTTGTTTAGCCCATCTGCTGTCCAACATTTCAAGTTTCGCCCCTTCAAAATTTAACTTGGCAATGTTTTCAAACATCTTATTGAACTTACTTACACCCGCCTTGCCTAATTGGAAACACATGTTACAAAATATAGATATGACTTTCATCTTTCTGTCTATATCTAGTAGTTCGAAGTCTGTGTTTGTCAATCTTTCTTTGACTAAAGAATTTGCATTAGCCCATGCTAAATCAAAGTCTTCATCAAAAACTTTTTGCAACTCCTCTCTTGAGTAGGCAACTCCTTTCTCAAAATGGTCGGTGTCTTTTACTAGATGACCCCAACCTATAGTATCAAACCCGAGTGAATCACTATATATAGTATCTCTAAATCCCTCGTGTTCTTGTATCTCCTTTTTTACCTGTTCTATTTCTTTAAACATTGTCATAAAACTCCTTTCGAAATATTTCTTTTATAGGTATTAATACACATTTACTTGCTTTGTTGTCGCCCACATTTTTTGTCAACTTATCTTTGTAACTATCAACAATCTTTTTTAGAATGTCTGTTTTAAAAACAAGTGTACAAAATTCTTTATCCTTTAACTCTAATCTATGAAACCAATAGTCACTTGTCGTTGCATAAATACCGCTTGGTTTCCCTCGATACTCGTACTCAATGGCAATGTTTCCTGTTCTTTGCCACCAATCTCTTTCCGATTTGACTTCTATCTGACATTTAGAGAACATGTCTTTAACTTTTTGTTCTCGTATCTGTCCATACTTTAAATCAATATCGAACTTTTTATTTCCTGCCATACAAGTAACCCCTTTCGTTTATGTATAGTATTGTGTCTCTTAACTTACCTGCATACTTTTCATCTGCAGAATAATTATATAACATTTCAGTTAATAAAAATATATCATACTCATCTATCGCCCACATTTGATATAGTTTTTCTCTAAATTCTGTGTAGCCATGATGAGATAATATTGTTTCAATATAATCTACAACTGATAAACATTTTGTTTTATATACTTTTAATCCAAAGTTTGCGTCTGGTTTTTTTAATGGTTTAATATGTGGTTCAGTTAAATCATACTGACGCATACCATATAAATTATTTCCTTCTATTGCAAACCTTGACCTACCCCAATCACTTTCTAATACTGCTTGACTTACAATTATTTCAATAGGAATTCTATGTTGTGAATGCATAAAAGAATTATAAGATACTGCACAATTTTTTACACCCTCAACAAATTCTTTATTGTTATTGTAATCAAAACCTTTTTGAAAATCAAATGTCGTTTGACATAACATTAATAAACCTGCACAAATACTTTTTATCATTCTATATAAATCCAAATGTTGCTGTGATAATAAAACTCCACATAAGTATCAACAGAAAATAAACTAATATATTTAACATACGAATAACCTATTATTATACCATATTTTTTTATGAATTGCAAGTAAATAATTTTTTATTTATTATCCTTGTAAGTCATTGATTTTATTATCTTTTTTTACAGTCTGTATTTTATCTACAGAAAATTTTATTACTCTATACCATGGACTAACATCATCAATCCTCCCGCTACTACAACTTAATAGACTAAGGGATAACACGACTGATAGGATTATTACTTTCAACATATGATATTGTTTCTCCTTTCTCTACTACCTCATACTCTAACCAACCATTAGCTTCTTCAACACCTTTCATAAAGAAAGCTTTTTGTTTTTCATCTTCAAAGATATAAGTTTTAGTTATTTCTTTTTCAGTACCCCAACTAATTGTTATCTCTGGTTTTATATTATTATTCATCTAGACTGACTTTCTTTTTGGTTTAGAAAATTTTTTAACTATTGCTTTTTTAATAGCTGATTTAATTTTCTTTTCTTTTTTCTTGTCATCATCTAAAGTCATAACGATAACATGTTTATCAAACCAATCTTTACTCATCTACACTACCTCCTGTTTCTTTTTTATATCGGGCTACCAAACTCTCATCATTCTCACCAAACAATCCTTCATCCACATCATCATCAAGTACATTGTGAATATCAGAATTCTTTACCAAGATTTCTGTACCTTCATAGCCCGAAGTTATCCAATGCTTGTCATCATCTTCTAACTTTTTCTTTTTGTTTTCAACCACCTTAGATTTATACTTAGGTGTTCTCAACTCTTTCGCCATAGGATTTCTTAGTTTCATTTTTCCTTCCTTGTTATATGTTTATAGTCACCATAACCCGAACACCACTCATAGAAATCATGGTCATCATTACTCCAACATTCAGCAAATGCGGGGTCATCATTCCTCATCTGATTATATTCTTCTCTTACTTCTTTTTCTGTTTTCATTTGTCCTCCTATTTACTTAAAGGTAATCTATCACCATTAACATACACTTTAGCTTTTTGTAAAGTATTAAACTCACTAGGTTTTACTTCTTCCATGCCATCAAATCTTACAAGTGACATACCATCATTAGTCCAATACATACTTGGTGAAAATTTATCTCTATCTTTTTTATATATCTTTTGTAAAAAGAATTGAGATAATATTTTGTGGTCATCATCTTCACCAGTATAACCCATATCTTTTATATTCTTATCTGAAAAAATATATTGATATGTATTCTCATCCTCACCATACCTCTTAAAAAAATCACACAAGTAATATTTTTTAGGTTTAGGTTTCTTGGGTTTGAATTTTATAATATTATCTTTACTCTGCACCATTTGACTTAGCCCTTTCATCCTCTAGTTCAGTTAGAAAATCATCAATTGGTTGTGCAACATCATCATTCATATCAGATATGTTTTCATAAGTCCCATTGTCCCACTTGATATTGATAGTCCAACTAACTATCTTGTTTCGTTTTGGTTTCGGTTCTTCCTTGCTCATCCCATAACTCCTCTATTGTTTGTTTATAATCATCATCATAATCTCTTATGATATCACTACATCTATTGAATAGATAATCAAATCTATCAGCAGTAGATAATCTTGCTACACCAATAGACTTAGTATCTTTCAATGTCTGTCGTAATCTTTCAATATATTTATCTGCGTTTATCAAACTCATTGTACCTC